TACATCATGCGAAGACGCAGTACGCTTTGAGCCTACCAAGGATGGTGAAGAACCACTAGCTGACCAAGCAAGCGACATGGCTAACTGGGTATTCTATAAAGACAATGATGGCTTCCTAATCATGCATAACTGGTTCAAGGATGCATTGCTACAGAAGGTCGGTGTAGTTAAAGCCTACTGGGAAGAGAAGAAAGACACGATTAAAGAGAAGTACAAGGGCTTGTCTGATGACGAGCTTGCTATGATTATGCAGACAGGTGAGTGGGAAATCACCAAGCAAGTGACTGACATGGTCATTGGCATGGATGGTATGCCTTACAACACACACAGCGTGACCATACAGCGCATAAACGATGAGAGTCGTATCGCCATTGAGAACGTACCACCAGAAGAGTTCCTAATCAGCAAACGTGCTAAGACAATTGAGGACTCACCATTCACAGCACACCGTAGAATGATTGCTCGTGGTGACTTGATTGCAATGGGCTACGACAAGAATGTAGTTGAAAGAATACCGGCAGGTGACCGCTTAGAGTACTCACCAGAGCGCCTAGCTCGTTTTGGTCGTGATGAGCAGCCAGACTATGCACAATCATCTGATATGTCTATGGAAGAGGTAGAGATATTTGAGTGCTACATCAAGGTAGATACAGACTCCAATGGCTTGCTAGAGTTACGCAGGGTTATCATTGGTGGCGAAGAAATCCTATCTAACGAAGAGTGCGACTACGTACCATTCCACTCTGTATGCCCGATTCCTATTCCACACAAATTCTTTGGTCAGTCACTAGCAGACCGTACAATGGACTTGCAACTAACCAAGTCTACTATATTGCGTCAAATGCTAGACAATCTATACCTAACCAATAACGCACGAGTAACTGCCGTAGAGGGTCAAGTAAACTTAGATGACTTACTAACGTCTACTGCCGGTGGTGTTATCCGTGTTAAGAATAGCGCAGCAGTAAACCAACTAAACGTAGCAAACACAGCCGGTCAATCCTTCCCGATGATGGAGTACCTAGACGGTGTCCAGGCTAAACGTACCGGTGTTAGCGACCTACAACAAGGTCTTGATGCTAACGTGCTTCAGAACACTACTGCAACAGCCGTGGCAGCCATGATGCAACAGTCAGCAGGTAAGCTAGAGCTAATGGCTCGTATCTTTGCTGAAACAGGTGTTAAATCACTATTCCGTGGCATCCTTCACCTACTATGTAAGTACCAAAATAGACCCAAAGCAATCCGTATGCGTGGCAAATGGGTATCTTATGACCCACGTGAGTGGTCTGACCTATACGATGTATCAATCAACGTAGGTTTGGGCAACGGTAACCGCCAAGAACAGATTGCCATGCTGCAAATGATTATGGCTAAACAGGAAGAAATCATCGGCAAGTACGGTGCTAACAACCCATTGGTGACTGTAACGCAATACCGCAGCACTCTTGGTCGCATGATTGAGATGGCTGGCTTTAAGGACACGACATCATTTATTAATGAGATTACACCGGAAACAGAACAGCAAATACTGCAACAGGCAAGTCAACCACCGGCTGACCCTACTTCTGAGGCAGCGCAATTGTATGCCAAGGTAGAAGAGCAAAAGGCTCAACTGACTGCACAAACTAACCAAGCTAAGTTGCAACTAGACCGTGAGCAAATGGAAGTAGAGAATGCTCGTAAAGAACTAGAGATGCAACAGAAACAAATGCAGATGGAAGGTGACTACCGTATCAAGGAAGCCGAGTTGCAATTGAAACAGATGGAGCTTGAGATTAAGACACAGGCATCCGATGGCAAACTACAGACAGAGCAGCTTAACGCTATTATGTCAGCCATTACTAGCTTGAACGAAATGGTAAAAGGTGGTATAAAGGGTGAGCCACAAGATATGGTAGATAGCTTTGATTAAACTACTAGATATGGTGTAAAGGAATAGATTATGGGTATGCAAGCACAAGGACAGCAAGGTCAAGTATATTATGATGCTGATACAGGTCAATACTATACTCAGCCATCTCAATCACAATACAATCCAATGGGTTCTATGTTTGGTTTTATGCGTAACAATGCACAACAACGTAACTACTTAAATAATTTCAATAACCAATCTATGGTAGATAAACCAAGAGAACCACACAAATACATTGATATTGCTGCATTGTTTCCTGAGCTAATGCAAGGCGCACAAGGTATGCAAGGCGATTACCAAGCAGGGAACTTACTAGGTGGTGCAGCACAATCAGCATCAAGTGGTGCTGGCAGATTCCTATGACCAATTCAGAGTGGGCTAACAATATGCTCCAAGACCAAAAGTTCTTGGATGTATTTAAAGAGATGGAAGACTTACAAATGCTTAGGTGGGCTAACTCACCTGTTTACGATTATGACGAACGACAAGAGGCTTACACAAAGCTAACAGCCATACGTGAAGTAATGGCTCATATTGTTGCTATGGCAGATGACAGAAAGATTAACGCAAGTCGCTGGAAGATTTTATAGTATCTATAAAACGTGGCTAGGCGCACTAGCATATGGAGATTTACATGACTACCGACACCAACCCGCAAGGGAGTGACACACAAAGCAATGGCACTATCAATGAAGCACAAAACGCATTCTACGGTTTAATGGGAGGTGACGAAGCACCCGAAGAAGGGCAAGCGGAATCACAACCAGAACAAGAGAATGAGCAAGGTGTAGAGCAGCAAGAAGGGCAAGAGGATGATGGCTCAGAGGAGTCTAACTCAGACCAAGACGAACAACGGTTTCAAGTTAAAGTCGGTGGCGAAGAGAAAGAACTAACCTTAACTGAATTAAAGTCACTAGCTCAACAAGGTGCGGACTATACCAAAAAGACGCAACAAGTAGCAGAGCAACGCAAAGCACTACAGGCTGAACAACAAGCTATTGAAGAAGCCAAGTATATGCGTGATGCTTATGCGGAACGGTTGCAAGCAATGGAGCAGTTACTGAATGCTCAACAACCAGTAGAGGACTTAGAGTCTTTAAAAGAATCTGACCCTATCGGTTACGCTGTACGAGTGGCAGAGATGTCGCAGAATAAAGAGAAGCTATACGCAATACAAGCTGAAAGACAACGCATTGCAGAACTGCAACAAGCGGAGCAACAGCAAGGAATGCAACAATACCTATCTCAACAAGCTGCTGTATTGTCTGAATCACTACCGGAATATAGCGACCCAGTAAAAGGTGAGGCACTAAGGTCAGATTTGCGTACGTTTGCAAAGAACTTAGGATTCTCAGACCAAGAGCTATCGGCAGTACGAGATGCTCGGCACGTTATGGCATTGTACAAAGCAATGCAGTACGACAAATTACAACAGTCTAAGCCTCAACTAAACAAGAGGGTTAGTGAACCGCCTAAGACTATTAAGTCTGGTAACAGTAACACAGCAGTAAATACTGACCAGCATAAGAAGGCTATGGCTCAATTACAAAAATCAGGCAAGGTGCGTGACGCTGCATCTGCTTTTGAAAACTTTATTTAAGGAACTATCATGGCAACATATCAATCCTATCAATCTATCGGTAATCGTGAAGATTTAACCGATGTAATCTACAACATCTCACCTACAGATACTCCATTCATGACATCTGTTGGTAAAACTAAGGCTACTGCCGTTTATCACGAGTGGCAAACAGACAGCTTGGATGCAGTTAACCTATCTAACGCTGTTGTTGAGGGCGCAACTGCTTCAGATGCAACATTAACACCATCTGTTCGTGTTGGTAACCGTACTCAAATCTCACAAAAAACTATCAAAATTTCCGGTACATTGGAAACAATCAACAAAGCTGGTCGTAAATCTGAGAAAGCATACCAATTGGCTAAGGCTTCTTCAGAAATCAAACGTGACATGGAAGCTATCTTACTAAGCAACCAAGTTGCTGCTGCCGGTAACGCTTCAACTGCTCGTACTTTGGGTGGTCTACAAACATGGTTGAACTCAAACTACTCTGGTGGTTCTGGTGGTACTGCAGGTTCTCTAGGTACTACAGCTCGTGTAACTGGTACAGACCGTGCTTTTACTGGCACTATCTTAAACACAGTAATCCAATCTACTTACACTAACGGTGGCTCACCAACAATCTTGATGGTAACTCCAGCACAAAAAGTGGTTGCATCTACATTTGCCGGTATCGCTACTCGCTTTAAAGATGTATCAGGCAATGTTCAAGCAGCCATCATCGGTGCAGCAGACGTTTATGTTTCTGACTTTGGTACTATCTCTATCGTACCTAACCGTTTCATTCCTAACGCTGACAATGATGACACAGCATTCTTATTAGACCCTGAGATGGCAGCCGTAGCTTACCTACGCCCATTCCAAACTAATGAGCTTGCTAAAGATGGCGATTCTGAGAAAACTCAGTTGCTAGTAGAATACTCTTTAGAGGTTCGCAACCAAGCAGCTCACGGTATCATCTCTGACTTAACTTAATAGTTAGCTAGATATGTGGGGAGGGGAAACTCTCCCCCATTACGAGGTTTTATGAGTCATACACTATCAAACGGCATTACCGATACATCATTTATAGACAACGGTGACGAGCTAGTCATACTTAAAAGCCAAGACATTACCGGCATCTTAGAAATGAACAAGCGTGAGTACGCTGCACAAGATGAACGTAAGACATGGGGAAACGATGCCTTTAGTAATAAGGTAGCATCCATACCGCTTACTGTGTTCTCAGAATTAGAAAAGCAAGGCATTACACGTGGCTTTGCTGTAATAGACAAGAAACGATTTAACGAATGGTTAAACAACCCTGATAACAGGGCATTCCGCACAAGGGCAGGTAGAATTTAGAGATAGGTAATATTTAATTTAAAGGAATTTGTTATGACAACATTAAAACAAGATTCAAATTACAATGTAATGCAGATTGTTGGATTTGGAACTACACAGTCTATTGCCATTGGTAGTAGCTCTGTTCAATCTGCTGCAACTGCCTTAGACACAGACGTAATTCGCATTGTATGTACAAGCGACTGTAACGTGGCTATCGGTGCTAATCCTACTGCATCCGCTACTACTAGCGCATTTTTACCTGCTGGCATTGTTGAGTATGTAGAAATTACTGGTGGTCAAAAAGTGGCAGTTATTCAGAAAACAGGTGGCTCAGCAGGTACATTGTTTATTACAGAAGGCTTATAATGTTCATAAATCTAAACAGATTCAAAACATCTAGATTAGCTAAAGCAATCTCATCGCTTTTCCTAGATTTCACGGCTACTAATACGCTAGATGATAGAGTCACGTTTAGTAGAACTTCTAACGCAACAGTAACAAATAGTAATGGCTTAATTGCCTATGCACCACATAACTTGCTAACATTCTCAGAGCAGTTTGATAATGCTGCTTGGGGTAAAGCTGGGGCTACTATAACAGCTAATTCAACAACTGCTCCTAATGGCACTTTAACTGGGGATAAGTTAGTAGAAAATACATCTGCAGGATTACATTACATAATATTATCTCAATCAAATATAAATACAGATAATATAGCTTATACTTGTTCAATTTATGTTGCTCCAGCAGGAAGAACTTGGATACTATTTGAAACAAAAGATAGAGCAGGAGTTTTTAGATATGCTTCTTTTAATCTTGCTACAGGGGCTTGGGGAACAATTACAGCAGGATTAACTACCTCTGCAGTTGCACAAGGAAATGGAGTTTATAGACTTTCTGTTACGATACCAGCAGCAACAGGTGGCATTGCTGGCATTATATCTTTATTTAACGCTACTGGGGATGGGTCAGGAGCAGCATCTTATACTGGCGATGGTACTAGCGGTATATTTATTTGGGGCGCACAACTAGAAATAGGCTCAACAGCTACAACATACAATCCCACTACAGTTAAAAACCTACTAGGCTTCACAGAGGCATTTGATAACGCAGCATGGACTAAGTCTAATAGTTTTGTGCAGACTAATCTGCTATTGCAGAGTGAAGACTTTGGTACTACTTGGGTAAATACAGAATCATCTGAAACGTTAAATGTGGCGGTTGCCCCTAATGGTACTTTAACTGCCGATAAATTAGTAGAAAACTCTGCAACAAACTTTCATGCCATTGAACAAACTGTAGCAAGCGTGTCCGCTACATCATATACATTTTCTGTTTATGCTAAATACTCAGAAAGAAATATTCAATTATTTTTTGGATTTAATGATGTAACTGGTAACCCACACGCTAACTTTAACTTACAAAACGGAACGGTAGGAACTACTGCTGGAACTATTACTGCATCT